GTTTTACAAGTTGCTAACGCTAGTGACACGATGACTGGTAACGCAGTTATTGTTGACACGGATACTAACGATAATGCTGAAGGTTTTATGACTGCAGCTGCGTCTGACACTGTTACTTTAAATGGTAGCACGACTGGCGGATTAGCTGGAACAATCATAACTTGCAAAGCAATCGGTGCAAACAGATGGGGCGTACAAGTCAACTCTGGTGGTACTGGCAATGCAGCTACACCATTTAGTGCAGCAGTAAGTTAATAATTATGTGGGTGAGAAACTTCGAGACTTTTTGATCTTGATACTCACCCACACCAATAAGGAGAAAATATAAAATGAAAAGTGATGTAAAAGCAGTTAGAATTACAGGAACTGGAACAGTATTTGCAGGAAGAACTAGATTAAGAGGAATGATTCTAGCTTCTGATGGTTCTGGAGCTGGATCAGTTACTTTGCAAGATAACACAGACAGCGCAACTTTATTTCAAGGAGATTGTCCTGAAGGTGATGTCTTTGCATTTAACATACCAGAAGATGGAATTTTATTTCCAGGTGGTATGAAAGTTTCTGCGATAGCTAATTTAGTAGGTGCTACATTTTTAATAGACAAGTAAGGAGACTAAATGGCTAATACTACTTCGGGAACGACAACGTTCGATAAGGATTTTTCAATAGATGAAATTATTGAAGAAGCTTATGAAAGAATAGGTTTACAACCAAACGCTGGTTACGATATGAAATCAGCAAGAAGATCTTTAAATATTCTTTTTCAAGAGTGGGGAAACAGAGGTTTACATTATTGGCAAGTTGGAAATAACTCAATTACATTAGTAAACGGTCAAGCAGTTTATACAATGTTTAGATCAACGAGTGATGGCACGTCTGATGCCACAGCTATTTATGGTGTGGATGATATTTTAGAAGCTGTTTACAGAAATTCTTCAAGTGTTGACACACCTCTTACAAAAATTAATAGATCTACATATCAAGGTCTTTCTAATAAAACTTCTACAGGAACACCCTCACAATATTATGTTCAAAGGTTTATTGATAAAGTTACAATTACTTTATACCTAACACCAGGTTCATCAGAAGCCGGTAATTTTTTAAATTTTTATTTTGTAAAAAGAATACAAGATGTAGGGGTATACACTAACGCTACAGACGTTCCTTATAGATTTGTTCCTTGTATGTGTGCTGGACTTGCTTATTATCTCTCTCAAAAGAAAGCACCACAAAGAACACAAGAATTAAAATTATTATATGAAGATGAATTACAAAGAGCTTTAGCAGAAGACGGATCTTCATCAAGTTCTTTCATAACCCCAAAAACTTATTATCCAAATGTCTAATTTTGCAAAAGGTAAACACGCTAAATTTATATCTGATAGATCAGGTATGGAGTTTCCATATAGTGAAATGGTGAGAGAGTGGAATGGTTCTAGAGTTCACGTATCAGAGTTTGAACCTAAACAGCCACAATTACAACCACGAGCTCATGGAGCAGACCCTGAAGGTTTACAAAATGCAAAACCTGATAGAACAGAACCAGCTGTTGCTAGTTTGTTACCGAGTAATCCGATAGGCACAACAGCAAATTCTTCAACCATATCAATATCAGAACCTAATAATGGAAGAGCTGTAAATGATGTTATAGAGCTTAGAAATGTAGATGGGTCACCAGGAGGACTAGCCTTTACGGTATATGAAAATTCTTTTATTATTAGTTCAGTAACAACAAATAGTTTTACCTTTAACTTAAACACAACAACTGCTATAACTCAAAATGCAGGAGGAGCGGTCGTAACAGCAGGACCGGTAACATTAACACCATGACTTACGCAGAACTATTAACCAAAATAAGAAATTACACAGAAGTGGATTCGGGTGTTTTCACTGATTCTATACTAAATGATTTTATCTTAGATGCGGAGGAGAGAATATTTAGAGATTCTGATTCTGATAATAATAGGAAATATGCTACAGCAACAATCGTATCAGGTCAAAGATATGTCAATACTCCTGACGTGGGAAATACAGAAACAGCAGTCATTAGATCAGTTCAGATCGTAGATTCAGCAGGTGTAGGCTCGCCTACAGACAGATCTTTTGTAGAATATAGAGACACTAGCTTTATATCAGAGTTTAATCCAACAGAGGCTCAAGGTGTGCCAAAATATTACGGCTATTGGGATGATAACAATATCGTCATAGCACCTACGCCGAACGCTAATTATACCATGCAGATAAATTATATCTTGAAACCTGCTGGATTATCGTCTACAAATACGACTACATATTTAAGTACGAATTTTCCCAACGGACTTTTATATGCATGCCTTGTAGAAGCTTACGGGTTTCTCAAAGGACCGGCTGATATGATTCAATATTATGAACAAAAATATCAGAGCGCGTTACAAGGATTTAACGTAGAACAAATGGGTAGAAGGAGACGTGATGAATACCAAGATGGTTCACCTCGTCTTCCAAAACAAAGTTAAAGGAGTAAAACATGGCAATAACACAAGCGGTTTGTAATTCGTTCAAGAAAGAACTGTTAGAAGGTGACCACGAGTTTCAACATACTGGTGGAGACACATTCAAACTTGCTCTTTTTGTTTCTACTGCTACATTGAATTCATCAACTACAGGGTATTCCACTTCAGGTGAAGTTGGTAACTCAGGTCAATACACTGCAGGTGGTGGAACTCTAGTAAAACCAAATCCAAGTACTTCAGTTGCATCAGGTGTTGCAATTGTAGACTTTAATGATTTGTCTTTCACTGGAGTAACAATTACAGCTAGAGGTGCTTTAATTTACAACTCAACAATGGGTGGCGGTTCTAATACAACTGACGCCGTTGCAGTTTTAAATTTTGGTGCAGACAAAACAGCAACTTCAGGAACGTTTACAATTCAGTTTCCATCATTCACAACTTCAGCAGCGATTCTTAGAATTGGTAACGCATAATAGGAGGTAACCTATTATGTCCAATACTTGGGGTAGTGCTAAGTGGGGAGTAGGAGAGTGGGGTAACCAAAGCGATACTAGCGTTATTCTCACTGGCCAACAGGTAAATAGTGCCCAAGGAAATGTAGGTCTCTCAACTGAAATTAATACAGGTTGGGGAAGATTAACTTGGGGCGAAAATGCTTGGGGTATTTCAGGCGATCTCTTAGTTACAGGCATCGGTTTAGAAGCTGGAATTGGAACAGGTTCAGTTGTTATTGATGTTCAAAACGCAGTCACCGGCATACAACAAAATTTATCTATAGGAACAGCAACAGCAGAAGGATTAGCAGAAGTTGATCTAACAGGTATAGCTTTAGAAGCTTCTATTGGAACAGTAGATCCTGGTCCAGATGTTGTATTAACAGGTGTAGGTTTAGAACTTGCGACTGGAACTTTAGATGGATTTAACGAAGAAGGTTGGGGCAGAACTCAATGGGGAGAAGAAGCATGGGGTGCTTCTGGTGTCTGGGCACAAGCTCCAGTTACTGGAATTGGTTTAGAAGTAGGTCTTGCCTCTGTTGTTGCAACACCAAATACATTAGTTGATTTAACTGGAATTGGATTAGAAATAGAAGAGGGAACAGTGGATCCTTCTCCTGATGCTACAGTTACAGGAATAGGAATGACTGTAGGTATTGGTATCGGAACAGTTACAGCAGGAGCTGATATTCAGGCTACAGGAAATGGATTAGAAATAGCTCAAGGAACAGCTGTTTTAGATGCAAAAACTATAGTAAATTTAACTGGACAAGGACTAGAAGTTGGGTTAAGAAATGCAGTAGCAGGTGCTTCTGCACTTGTTTTACCTACTGGCTCAGCAATGGGTATTTCATTAGGAAATGAAAATGTTCAGTCTTGGCAACCAGTAGATACCGGAACTAGTGTAACTTGGAATGAAGTTGACACTGCCGCATAAATTTAATAAATTAAACAAATAAGGAATTAAAATATGGCATCAAGTTATTCTACAGATTTAAAACTAGAGCTAATGGTCACTGGTGAGAAAGCCGGTCTTTGGGGTGACATTACAAATACAAATTTAAACATTGTTCAACAAGCGATAGCAGGAAGAGAAGCTGTTTCTGTTGCATCTACAAACGCTGTTACTTTAGCGTTTACAAATGGTGCATTATCAAATGGTAAAAACGCTGTAATAGATATTACAGGTACACCTTCAGCAAACTGTAATATTGTAATTCCAGATGGAATTGAAAAAGTTTATGTTTTCAAAAACTCAACAGGCGGAACATCTACACTTACTATTAAAACATCTTCAGGTTCAGGCGTAACTTTTGCTGGAAATGAAAAAACTACAAAAATAGTTTACTCAGATGGAACAAATATTGTAGACACTGGTTTAACTGATCTTGCATCAGACTTTACACCGCAATTATCTGCAGACTTAGATACTAACTCACAAAATATTAAAATTGACGATGCTCATGGTATTAACGATGATGATGGTAACGAACAAATCGTATTCCAAAAAACAGCATCTGCTGTAAACCAATTTGATGTTACAAATGCTGCAACAGGAAATGCTCCTGATTTATCAGCAACAGGCGGTGACACAAACATTGATCTTAATTTAACTCCAAAAGGAACAGGTAGAGTTACATTAAATGGCAGTGGTAAAATTCAAGGGTTAGCTGAAAAAGTAACAGTTGATGCATCTTTTGATTCAGATGTTGTCATTGATACACAAACACAAGCAGTAATTTTAAGCACTGCTGCAGCAAACGCAAACTTTAAAGTTAATTTAAGAGGTGACGGTTCCAACTCATTGAACGCTGTTATGGATACAGGTGAATCTGTAACTGTAGCTTACATCAATAAAAATAATAATAACACTTGGGCTGCTACTTCTTTTGTAGTTGATGGCGTAAGTACAAACGTAACGGTAATTTACCAAGGTGGGTCTTCTTTCACAGCTGGTAATGCAACGTCTAACGATACTTACACAATTACAGCAATTAAAACTGCGGCTTCAACTTTCACAGTTCTAGCTTCACAAACGCAGTTCGCGTAATAGGAGGACGCTAGAAAGATGCCAATTTTAACAACAATAGGTGCAGGAACCATAAAAGGATTTGGGTTCGGAGCCGGTGGTGGAATCACAGCCACGGGTGGAACTATCACAGAATACGGTGGATTTAGAGTACATACGTTTACTTCAAACGGAACTTTTGAAATTGAAAAAGGTGAAACTGAAGAATTAGATTTTTTAATAGTCGGCGGCGGAGGTGGCGGTGGTCAAAACCACGGCGGCGGCGGAGGCGCATCAGGCCTTATAGAAGTATCTCAAGGTACTAGCGGACCAGCTTCATATTCAATATCCATTGGCGGCGGCGCAGGCTCTGCGGGCAGTGGAGGACAGACAACTGCATTTGGCTCAACTTGTAGCGGCGGCGGAAAAGGCGGCGGATTTCGACAAGGTGGCGGCGGCTCTGGGGGCTGCGGCGGCGGGGGCGGCGGCGAACCGGGGGGAGCAGGTTCAGGATCTCCACCTAGTATAGCATCTCCATGGTCCGGTTCATCTTTTGGTACAAACGGTGGATCAGGCGGAGCAGGATCCCCACAACACGGTGGCGGGGGCGGCGGAGGCGCAGCTCAGGCAGGCCAGGGTGGATCGGGTTCTACTGGCGGGTTCGGTGGTGACGGAAGAGAAAATGCTTTTCAAACAGGTACAAATCAATTTTACGCTGGCGGAGGCGGCGGAGGAACTTGGCAAATGGCCGTGGGTGAAGGCGGCGATGGCGGAGGCGGAGACGGCTCAATTCAAAATAACCAAGGAACAGCTCCTTCTGCAACAGGATTTGGTTGTGGCGGCGGTGGAAATGGCGGCCAATATAGAACAGGTGGATCTGGTTCAGGCGGAATTGTGATAGTGAGGTACCCTATCTAATGGCTAAATATTGGGCAGAAATAAATAATTCTAATGA